GTCTAACTCCTATTATTTGTTCAGGTTTAACTTCTGCAACAATGTATTCTTCATATTGTCCACGGTTAGAATCGTTAGGTGCAATTTCATTTCTGTATGCTTCTACTTCAACTTCAAGTACCACATCTCCATATTGACTGAAACTTTTAACTTCTGATGTTGGATTAAACAAGTAAACCACCTCAGTTGAGTTATTTGCTCTTCTATTACCTTCCCAGTTATCATTACCAGTTTTTGAAATTGGTAGAATACCTTCTTTTAAGATTTTTTCTAAATCTTCAGAACTAACATTTTTGTACAATTTCATTTTTTTAGCTTCTCTAAACTCAAATGGTACGATTGTAGATAAGTAATCTTTATCTCCGATTTTTACACCTTCGTTGAAAATTTTAACCACTCCGTAATAATCAAGTTTTAGTTCATGAAGGAACTCGAATACGTCGATTCTATCGCTCCACTCATTTTCAGAATTAATATATTCTTCGTCATTTCCTCTCACGATTACTGTTACCATTTTAACTTCTGGCTTACTTGTATATCTGCTGCAATGAGAAATACTTACTATTTCAAGTACTGCATGGTCATTTTTTCTTATAATATCGAATGTAGACGTGTAATATTTTGATGTTTTTACAAATTTAAAAATTGATTGCGCTCTAAGCAAGCGCTCTTTTGTTACTTCTATCATTAGAGATTTACCGTTTTTTTTTTTTCTATGAATTTTACCATTGCCTTTTACCTCTTTTCTTACTTCGTACTTTAATTATATCATGCACGTTATAACGTGTCAATAGTTTTTATGGAAAAAGTTTTTAAAAAAATCATAAAAAAAATACCCCTCAACTTTCGTCAAGGGGAAATGAGCTGACACCAGCTCAGCCTAATGGCATTTTAGATAAATCTGTGTTTGAACTTGAATGATTAAGATTCAAAATAAACATTCTCTCAAATAATAAAATACCGTATTTATCTATGGTTAAATAATACTATTATTTTTAAATTTTGTCAATAAAAAAATACCTCCCCTAGCATGAGCTAAGGGGAATGGTACTTGGGTATTATTTATTTTACAATTATTCTCTGTATTTGTCAACAAAAAATACCCCCTAATTAAAGGGGGTGTAATAGCATCTTTATTAAGTTATTTTAATCTATCATCCTGATAGTTCCATCTTCTTTTATTTCCATCTTCTTATTGGTTTGCATTTCTCCGTCTTTGTTGAACATGTACCAATAATCGCCGATTTTTCGGTATTCTTCTGATACCATGTCTCCGTTTTTGTTGTTAAGGTAATACCAATGCCCTTGATATTCAATCCAACCAGTTGCCATTTCTCCATTTTCATGGAAATAATACCAATGGTTATTGATATATCTCCACGCTTTTGAAGCCATATATCCACCAGTATCTAACCAATACCAACGGTCTGTATCTTCTTCATGATACCATTGGTTTTCTAAAATATATCCATTAGAATTGAATTTAAACCATGAACCATTAATCAACTTCCAACAATCTTTGTAGTAGTCGCCATTGCCTAAATCATACCACCAGCCTGTATCGTTTTTAATCCAACCATTTTCAGAATAAGCTGGACGGATAAATCCTACTAAACAACTATCATCACGAGTTCTAATTCTAGCATATCCACCTACACCAACTGCTGCTCCATCTACATTTTGTTCAACAGAAGTAACATATCGACCATTAACTGATATTACAATCCCTATGTGTCCGTATATATCCCAACTACCCCACTTCCAAATAGCAAGGTCTCCGGGTTGAATTTCTCCACTTGAATAGTGTTCCCAACCACTTGGAATAGCGTTTGATAAGTAGTCAATAGCGTTCCCATGCGGAGTCATTCCTCCGAACACTTGACAATACTTCATTGCTAAATCAACACATTGAGCTCCATAAGCACCATCAACATCTATCCATTTATTCTCTTGAGCCTTTGCCCAATTAACCATTTCTAATAGTGTTGCCATAATTAATTACCTCCCGGATAACGTTGTTCGTTATCGTTTTTAGGTTTCTCTTCCTCTTTCGAGAAACCTTTATAAACTTGGTGTACTCCAGTAGCACTTAGACCGCTAACTACACCAATTATTAAATTTAACCCACTAAAACCATTTAATATCGTCATTAAAATAGCACCTATCAATCCTAACGCTAACGGAATGTAATTGTTAGGTATTTTAGGTACGCTTGATTTTAACGTGTTTCCTATTAACCAACATAATCCAACTATCATTGGACTTATAAATTGTTGTAACTCTGTCATATTATTTACCTCCCTTATTTTTACTTATTAAATCTATAATATCTTTCAATGTTTCTATGTCCACTCCCATTTTACCTAAGTTTTCAGCAATACTTTTTAACTCCATTACTAAATATCCGATATATAAGGTGTATACTAACGCTACTCCCGCTCCTGCTGGTATTAATACTGATAGTGGAATGAAAAATACCATAATTGAAATACTAGCCAATTTCCTCAAAATACCATTAATCCCAGCTTTCGAGTTGAAGGTAATATTAGAGTTGACTTTTGCGGCTATTGTTCCAGTTAGAAAATCAATAATCATTGCGGATACTATCATTGTTAATATAAATAGTATCTTCCCATCTTCCGTTTCCATAAAATGTCTTAACCATTCAAACAAATTCATTGTCCTCACTTCCTTCAATAATTAAAAGGGCAAGATTAATCTCGCCCTTTTTTCTCTTCCGCTTCTTTTAAAATTCTATTGACTTCTTGCTGCACTACTTCTCTAAGATTGCCGATATTAGGTACATCTTCAATCGTACGCCCACCGCCAATTATTCTTTCTACATGAAGTCTAACTAAAAAGTCAGTTGGTTTAAATCTTAATCTACTTGGTCTCATTACTCTCAATACCCCCTTCGCTGTGTGATACCCCATTGCTAGCGTGTTCAGAATTTCCATTTTCTTCTCCTCCTTCTTCTTCCTCAAACATTTCTTCTACAGCTTTCATAACTGCTTGAAATACTCCTGCCATTGCATCATTTAATTGTGCTTTTGTGATATATCGTCCTGCTTCATCTTCTAAATCTTCTTTCTTGTCCGTTTCCTCCCTCGTTAAAATTATTTCTTTGTACTTAGTAGGCTCTCCTGTAGGTTTCCATACTTCTACTGATGTATGCTCTTCTAACACTTCAAATAGTCGATTATCGTATTTGAACTTATCTCCTACTGAATAATCAACTCCTACTTCGTAAGAGTCAAAAGCATCAATAATAATATCTCTATTATCATTAATAGTATTTGCATCTAGTACATTTAATAATAAAGTCATCAACAACTTATCATTACCTTTATTGACCTTATTAACTAGTTTATGTAACGCTTTTTCTCTAGCTTTGTGTTCTACACTCCCGTTACCCAAAATAATCATCTGACGAGTTAAGTTAGCATACTCTGTGATTAATGCTGGGGTAGCATCTCCTTCATACATCTGAACAGCTAATTGACGTTTTATTTCTTCTAATATCTCACTATCTGATACTGTTGCGAATTTTCCTGGTAAATCTAGTCCACCATTTAAAAAAACAGCACCCTTTCTTAACGAGAACTGAACACTAACACTTCTATATCCCCCTGCTTCTGGAACAGGTGTTCTATCAATAAGTTCTAATGCCATTAGTTTTCCTCCTTAGCTTTTAACTCATCAACTAATTCTTTAAGCTCTTGATTAGAGTCGATCAATTCTTTTAACCCTTTTAGCTCTTCCACCTCTTCATTAAGTTGTTGATAAGCTACTTTGTAATGAGCAAGTTCAACTGTTTTTTCACTCAATTCTTGAGCTATTAAATGAATAGGTTGTATTTCGTTATGCTGCATAAATCTTTTCCTCCAGTTTTTTTATTCTTCTTTCTAATTTAATTATTTTTTCATCTTTTTCTATATCACGATAATATAGTTCTTGAGTAGCTTTCAGATTAAAAGTTAGCAAATTGAAATGGTCTAGTGTCATATACTCACCAACCATTTTCACAAAATTCTTATCTATCTTTTCTACATCTTGAGCAATTAAACCTATCTCTGTATAAGGTTTCGTTCCAAAGTTTTCTCTTTCTTTCCATTTGAAGCTCTTAAACGAGAATAATTCTAGTTTATCAAGAGCATCAGCTTTTGAAGTAATAATATCTGTTTTTAATCTTACATCAGAAGTAGTATCAAAATGTTGTTTAACAATTTCCCATAAACTATAATTTTTACCATTGTAGTGATAAAACATATCATTGTTTTCTCTATCGAAAAGTAAGGCTACATTTCTATCCCAAACCCCAACAGACGTACTTCCATCATGATGATTAGCAAATTTTAGGTTGTTGACTCCTTTTGTATTAATAAAACCTTTAACTGTCAATAAGTATGCGTTTGTATCTACAGGGGTATAGCCTCCAACTGTGAAATCACTATCTTGATAAATAAACATTCCATAAGGTACATCTTTACCTCTATCACGTCCACCTACTATTTGAATACCTATACCATCTTTACTTGTATAGTTGTGAGGAGAGTTGATTTGAAGTCCTCCCGATTGTGTAGGTTGCATATATCCGTACTCACCTAATGTAATTCTGCTTCGCCCAGTAATTTCAGCACCTATTATAGTTTTACCTCTAAGAGCTTCTGTATCTATTTGAGTAGAAGTTATCTTGACTGTTTGTAGTTGGTTAATAAATGCTTTTTTAGCAAATAATTCTGTGATAAAAGCACTATTAGCCAAGAATTTAATAATCATCGCATTATCAACATATAAATTGTTCGATTTAACTGCATTAGCTGCAAGTATTTCTGTAGTTATACTTCCCGCTTTGTGGTGTCCAGTTTCTAAAGTATTAGCTTTGATTTTTCTACCTTCAAGCGTTCCATCTAAAACCATATCTCCAGTAACTCTAATAAGTGGACTTATTAAGTCGATGCTATCCGGTTGAACTTTCATAATACTAGCAATAGTTCGTCCATCAATCGTATTCCCGCTTCCTAATGTTATCCCATTAGAGGTAACAGAAACATCTGTTTTTTTTAAAACCTTATTATCAAGTTCACTAATTGCTAAATTAACTTTACCAGCCAACGTTGTTAATTGAGTTTTAATATTTTCATTATAAAAATCTAGGATAGCACCAGTATTATTAAGTTTAATTTTGCCCCAAAGGTCGCTTTTTGGATCTCTCATTTGAATGTCTAGGTCTCTTAATTGTTTAAATATCCCACTTAGAGAATTAACCTTCTTATCAGGTGCTACAAACGATGTAACTTCTGTTCCTTGTTCTAACTGAATGTGATTTAATCTAGAATCTCCAACACATCCTATGTGATGTATTTTGATTTTTTCTGTAGGAAGTTTAGGGATAAATGTAAATTGATATTTGCCATTTTTAAAAAGTGCTTCATGTCTTCTATTTTGAATTTCTATATCCATACACTACCCCCTTCCCCAAAACTCAACATTATTAACTCTACCTTCTTTTAACTTCGCTGTATCACTATCTGACAACTTGAACTTAAAATTAGAACGTTCTAATCTTAAAGAATTAAATTCAGTTAAGACTAAATCATCTAAAACTATTTTGGTAACATTATCGGTATTCATTCCGCCTCCATATAATGTTATTAGCATCACTTCTCCTTTTCTTTTTAAAACTGTTGCATAATTCAATCTTAATAATAAAGTAATACCTTCCCAAACTAACCTATCTCCAACATATCTTTTCGCTATTTCTTTGTCATCTACTATTATTTTTAATCTTTCCATAGTAGCACCTACTTGAATACGTCGTATATTGTGTTAGCATCTTTGGTAGGAATAGCGTTATATTGAGTTTCTGTACCCGCCCAATACTTCATAGGTTGATTATTTTGTTGGTTGATTATATTTTGTCCGGGTTTTCCATCTACACCAGCTTTCCCTGTTGCACCCGGAGCACCATCATAGCCTCTAAATTTAGACCATTTATAAGAAGAGTAACTGTTTGGGGGTGTCGGACTTGTGCCTGTATAAATTCCAAGATAAACAGAATTAGCATCATCACTCATTCCATATCCATTAGAATTGTTAGAATATTTTATATGTGTATAACTGTTGATGCCATCTCGCCCATTAATTCCCGGTGTTCCATTTGTTCCATCTCTTCCGGGTTGTCCAGGTAAACCACGTTCCCCTTGTTGCCCTCGCTCTCCTCGTTCTCCTCGTTCTCCTTTGAGTTCGTTTTTTTGCTGTTGAGTTAAAGCTGCAAAAGTAACTTGTCCATCTCTTCCGGGTAAACCTTGTTCTCCTCTATCTCCTTTTTCCCCTCTATCTCCTTTGTCTCCTTTAAGATATTTTAGATTAGTAAATGTGCTTCGCCCATCTCCAACCTTTAAATATCCTGTATCGCTCTCTACACCTATTTCTCCGTCTAGGAGGATAAGAGAGCTACTTCGCCACTCATTAGCCGTCATTCTTTTGTGTTGTACCCTTAATGGTATCTTTTCTATCGTCATCTAGTTTACACCTCCATCTAATATATATTGTGGTTGTTCTGCCCACTCTCCTTGCCACTCTTTCATCCAGCTTTCAGATATATCCGGATGGTCGTTAGCATCTGCTATCTTTTTAAAAGATATATCAACGTTTAAGACTGTTTTATCAGTTATAGAAACAGTTTTATATACCATCTCCAACCAATCACTTAATAAAACGTTTGTATATGTACCACTATAAACGTGCAATAATTCAGCTTCTTTTGTTCCTTTTTCTAGCACTTTATCTACTCTAGGATACAAATTGTTTTTAGATACTAAACTTACTCTTGCAACAAAAGGTAAAGGTTTGTTGAATACTACTTTTACATCAGTAAAATCATGTGTTCTACACTCCGCTTCCCAACTTATAGTGTATTCCTTACCTACTTCAAAACCATCTCCATTATGAGATAATTCAATATAAGCTGTTCCTAATGGTATCTCTCGCTCGGTAGCACCTTCCAATCTATTTTTGTTGTAAGTGATACTATCGTCTGTACCTACCATTTTAACTGTAGTTTCGGCTATTTGTTTAGTTTCTTCAATTTTCTTTCTAAGTTCATCTAAACTGCCGCCATCAAAGTTGGATAATTTGCTGTTAAACTCTTTTATAGTTGAGTTGACTTCTGTTTTGAAAGTGTTTATTTTAGTTTCTAATTCAATAGCTTTTTCTCGTTGGTCTTTCTCGACTTCAAGTTTTGCTTTTTCTATCCCAGATTTTACGGAATCCTCAATTTCTTTTGATTTTTCATTAAAGTATTTTTGAAATATTGCTTCTTGTTCTTCTAGTAAGGCATTAATTCTAGCATTTAAGCTATCTGTCTGAGTTTGAAGAGACTCTATTTTCGCATTAGTAGTATTGTTAAAGCTAACTCTACTGTCGCCAACTTCTATCTCGTGATTTTCTTCAAGAATAACATCCCATACTACTTTTACTACTTTAGCATTTTCATTAATTATATTTAGATCTTGGTAAAATACTTTCAACCTATCGCATAAATCTACTTCTTCAAGCGCAGGAGTATCAAATATCCCCTCTACTTTTGACAAGTCCTGGTAATTTAATTTAAGATTGACGTTTGGCACTCCTACATTATTACTTTTAATATAAGAATTAGCCTTATTACGCAAATGCTCTACAGTTTTTAAATCTTCATCATTAGAAAAGTCAACCTTTAATATTCTTTTGTGGGTGAATTTCCCCACATGTGGACTATCAATTAAAATCTCAGGAAGAGTGATTAACTGTTCTCGATTATTGTCGTCTGTATATTTTTTAAAAGGGAATACAGTGGTATAAGTTTCTAAAATCGACTGTTCCTGCTCTAAATCTAATAAGTTTTTTCCATAAGCAATTATTGTAGGACTATCTACCCCCATTTGTTTGTGGAGTTTGATATTCAAATTATCGAACTCATACTCTCCGCCCCATACATCAAGAATAGATCCCGCTTTCCCCCCAAGAGCTTCTCTTGCATTATCGATACTTTCAATTTTCCAGGTAGTTTTATTATTGGTTAAAATATCGGACCATACAAAAAACTCTTCTCTACTATCGAGCAAATTATCTCTCCATGTCAATAGTGCTCTTGTAGCATCACCATCAACTGAAATATCAGGTCTAAGAGCGTTCTTCGATGTTTTCACTTGCGAGATATGTTGGCAATAAATTTTGTATCCTTCTTTTGTTTTAGTTATTTTAGAAACTTCAAATCGTTGATTTTTAGTTCGATATCCAGTATCAACCTTTATCAACATCCCCTCTTCTATCTTTTTAATATCCATACCATTGATGGGATAATTAAATTCCAATATATATATCCCGTTTTTTTCTTTAGTAACGTAACATTCAGAAGCATCAGAAAGAACTGATACCCCCAAATGTTCAAAGTTTGTTTCATTTGCTTTGTATAAAATTGGATAGGCCATTAAACTAACGCCTCCCATCTTGGAGTGATTTCAACCACAAAAGAATTATTATCCCATGTTATCGTGTTATCTCCTATTTCAAGGTGTGGAAATGGATATGTGAACACTTTGTCATACTGCGGTTCTTTATTATCCCAGTGGGCCGATTGAGTTTCACAATCAATCACAATATGGCCACTTACTCCTTTTAACCTGAATATTTGAGAATTAATATTCAAATTAATATTTCCTGTTCCTCTTAATTTAATAAGTGGATTAGCTTTTCTTCTTTCTGGGTTTCTTAATATTTGGCCATTAGAAACTGTTATCTTATTAAGTCCTGTTTTCAAGTATTTAACAGGGTGAATTTTGAAATTTAAGATACATTTTTTCTTACTAGTTAAAGTCCCTTCAATTTTAAAAGTTTCAAAGAAATAAGCTTTATAAAGATAATTACTATCCCAACTCAATCCAAAATCAAACCATTTCGGCTCTATATTAACGAGATAATCATTTAATTTTGCAATAATGGTTTCTACGTTAGCTTTTTCATCGTATATTTTGAAAGGAAAAGCACGTTCTACCACATTCAATCTTTTATTATCTTTAATTTTAGCTCCATTAACTCCATCGATTTCAATTAATTCTGTCGAGTTAGAAGAAGACTCTAACTCAATATCATCAACTAATCTTAGTCCTAATTCTTTTGTATTAAGCTTATCATAAGTAACATATTTAGTTATCAAAGTCTATCTTCCTCCTCTTTTACTAAGAATTTAATCTGATTATAGATTTTTCTAACATCTTCTTTACTATTTGTGTGTAGATTTTCGATATGAAGAAGTGATCCATAATTATTAGTTTTATTGTTCGTTACGCTACTATTAGAGTTACTTCCAACAGGAGCAAATCTTAACGAATTAGTTCCTAAACTCAACATTGCTTCCGGCGGTTTAGGTTTAAACGCTGAAATGGTGCGTTGGTACATATTAAGAGCTTTATTCAACGCCGGCATATTCTTAATCATACCTCGAGCAACACCACCTGTTAAGTGGTGACCTGTTCTTTTTTGTGTAAGTCTTGAAGGTGAGTGAATTTGAGCTTTTGCTCTTAACGCTCTATCAACTTCGTTTACAATAGCATTTGCTGCAGCAGTCACCGCGCCTAAAGCCGAATACATACCTTGTGCAACACCGTTACTTACTTGTGCTCCAATATTTTGAGCTACTGGTACGATGCTTTGTCCTATGCTTTGGATAGTATTCTTGATACTTTCCATCGCTGAACGAACATTACCCTCATTACTTCTAAGGCCTTCAGCAATATTTTTACCACTTTCTTGCCCAGCTTTTCTTCCCTCCTCTGCCATTCTACTAGCAGTCTGTTGAAGAATAGAGGTCATTTGCTGACAAGTTCCTTGAACAGCACTTTGCGCACTGCTCATAGCACTCGATATAGAAGTGGCTAAACCGCCCATTGCAGAGCCAACGCTCGCTATCGTTGAAGTAAATCCACTTACAACGCCACTTACATTAGTCAGCGTTGAGCCCATTGTCGATATTTCAGAATTGAACGAGCTTATATATCCGCTAGCACTCATTAATCCGGCCAGAGATGCAACAACACTCACACTGAACATTTGAACAGCTGTTGATGTTGAAATTAGTGTTGCAGGTAATCCATTTAACGATGTATTTAGGTTTGTAATTAAAGTAGGAATAGAAGTCAATGCCCCTTGAACAGAGTTAGCTGCTTCTCCTAAACTTAATAATCCTTGTGCCACCGTTTGCATTCCGGTTCCCGCTGTAGTCATTTCTCCTGCGTGTGCAGAAATTTTCCCTACACCTAAAGCAGTTGCGGTTAAAGTAGCGACCAAATCACCTAAATTTAAATCAACTAGAGTTTTCACTCCTTCGGCAAATAATCTGAATCCGTTTCCGGCTTTTTCTGCTGATTCACCAATACTTTTTATAACGTTCGCTACTCCATCAAGAATTTTTCTTACTGATTCACCAATACTGTCAATTACTGTTTTTACACCTTCACACACAGTTTTCACGGCGGTACCAAACTTTTCAAATGCAGTTCCTAATCCTTCAAGAACTGATTTAATAGCAGTCCCTACTGATTGAATAACACTTGCCACTCCTTCAAGAGTAAGTCGGACACCATTACCAAACCCAGTAAATGCTAGAGCTAGACCCTCTAAAGTCCCTTTAATAGCGATACCTACTGATTGGATAACTGTTCCTATTCCTTCAAATACTAATCGTATTCCATTACCTACGCTTTGAATTGCCGTTCCAAATGATTGAATAACACTTCCTAAAGCTACAAGAACTGTAGATAGTCCGGTACCTAAAGCTATAATGACTTGTGACACGGCGCTTCCTAAAGCCTGAAAGACCTTAACAACTCCATCACCTTGAGTTCCTAAAAGCGCAAGTCCTACACAAACTAATGCAATTCCTGCTCCTAAAGCCAACCATGTGGTTGGTGGTACTATTGCTATAGCTTGACCTAAACCTCTAAATGCTATCGCTAATCCAGTTCCAATCCCTTTAGAAGCTGTTGCAACAGCAGTTCCCAATGAACGAATTACCGAACTAACTCCTTGTAGCGCTTTTCTTATTCCATCTCCAAGACCTTGGGAAGCTTTTTGAACTCCTTTACCTATCCCCTCAACAGATTTACTAATTCCTTTACCTGCACTTTCTAAAGTACTAACAGCGTTCTTCTTAAACAATTTAAAAGGATTTAAACTTTTAATAAAATTTAAACCTTTTGTTGCTAACTTAATAGCTTTTAACGAACCTACTATTGCTAGTAAAGCATAAGCAATGCTGCTAATAACACTTGGTGGTAAAGATGCGATAAATTTTGCACAAGCACTAACAACTCTAGCGATTACGTTAACTAATACCCCAAAAGCTTGTGCTACTGTGCTTATTACCCCGCTATTTGCTAAAGATTTAATAACGTTGCTAATTGCTCCATTAATGTTTTTGAAGGCACTAATAATTGCACTAATTGCTCCGCTATCGTTTAATCCTTTCCACAATTCTTTTACTACTGTTACCACATTTCTTATTGAGGATGCTATACCATTGATTATCCCCTCTATATCTATCCCATCGAGGAACTTTCCAACTTTATCAGCTAGCGCTCCAAAATCAAGCTTTTCTAACGCATCTGTGATTCCTACAATAGCCTTTATCCCGAACTTGTTGAACTTTTCAAAAGTGGGCATTAATTTATTTGCTATCGATTCTCTTGCTCCATCAATTGCCTGGTCTACAGTTTTAAATTGTGTCGCCATTTTAGAAAAGTGATCATTATTCCCAACTTTTTTTATCGCGTTGAAGAAGTCTTCTGTTTTAACAGTTCCGTCTTGAACACCTTTAACTAATTGTGATAATGACATCCCCATTTCTTTAGCAACGGCTGCCATTCCTGCGGGAGTTTGTTCCATCATTAACTTAAAGTCTTGCCATGCTACTTTCGGTTTAGCCGCCATTTGAGTGGCTTGCGTACTTAAAGTTTTCATTGCTTGCTGTGGATTTTCTGCAGCAGCTGCAAGACCACCAAATCCAGTTACAAGCTTATCAGTCTCTTTTATCCCTACTGCTGCTAATTGTGAATAGGTAGAAGCCATATCAGAAGCGCTGTAAATAGTTTTAGTAGCGTAATCTTGCATAACAGACTTCGCTTGAGCAATTTCATCTGCAGACTTACCTATCATCTGCATATTACCTTCGAAAGTCTTCCACGCTTTCGCAGAGCTGTTTAATTCGTTAGTCATGCTTTTGACACTGTTAGATATCCCCCTAATACTCCCAACAATAGCTGAGTTTACTAAATTAGCTCCTAACACACTTTTAAAAACAGAACCTACTTTATTTCCAGCTCCTTCAAGACCGTTTAATGCTCCTTTCAATCGACCTATGCCAGCGGTAGCACCTTTCTCATTAAGGTTGACATCTATTTTAACTTTACCTTCTGCCATATATTTACCTCCTTTCTTTTTAAATTTTAATCGTCGATAGGAAGCTCATATAAGCGTTGAAGTTTTCTCATGTGCTCTTTATATTCTGAACTATCACTCTTACTTGGTTTCCAAGAACGAATTTTGATAACTTCTACAAACTTTGTTCCGTCTGGCAAACCATTTAATAGTGCATTAAACTTTCTCCAATGTAATTTACCTTGCTGCTCAATTAAGTCTATGTTGTAAGCCTGAAAAAAAGAAGCAAATATATAGTCTGAATCGAATTTCAAACTATATAATTGCTCCTCTTCCTCTCCCCTGCGCTCCGGCATTGGATTACCGGCTAAATCATATTCAATAGGATTGAGTTTTTCGTTTTCAATATGCTCTTGAAAAATTTCTTTTAAGATAGTATCTATATCTTCAAAATTATATTTTGTGAAATTATCAAGCTCTTGTTTGGTGAATATAACAAGGGCAAGATAAGGTTTAAATTCAACTGAAATTTCCTCATCTAGCAGCATATCAAACACCCTTAACACATTGTCAAAAGATAAATCTAGCTCATATCTTTCACTACCAACGATTAATTCATCTTTTAATTTGTGAGATAAATCAAGCATGGTTAGTTGCTCAGATATTTAGTTAACGTATTCTCATTCACCAAATTAGGGATTTCGTCTGCTAATCCTCTTATTGCTTGAATACAAGCAATAAAAGTCGGAATAGTTGATTTATTGCAATATTCGTAAATTTTATTGAATGTCTCTTCGTCAAATAATTCAATCCATATTTCTTTTGCGAACTCTAAAATAGATTTTAAATCATCTATCGTTCCTTTTAAATTTTTGAATGTTTCTTCAGCTTTATCAGCTTTCTCGCTCAATTTAACTAATCTTTGCAAATTTTCATCACTTGCTACATATCTTAACTCAAAATCTCCAAAATCAATAGGAATTGAGTTTTCAAACTTTTTAATTACTACCATGCTTTTTACCTCCTAAATTATGCTACTGGTGTTTCTTTTGGTAAAGATATCCATTTAATCGTTACTTCAAATTTTTCATACTCATTCGCATCGCCTTCTCCAGTTTTTATCCCGGATACATTCGCAACTGCAGTCCATTGTTTCTTATTATCCGCCGAAACTACTTTAAACCAAACTTTACGCGCATCTCCTACTTTGTATTTTAAACTAGCAATTAATGCTTGCGCTTCGTCTTCAACGTCAAAATCTCCTTCAAACGAATATCCAGGTTTTACAGAATTAACCTGTTCTTCTGGTGTACCGTCGCCGTCGTACCAAGCTACATCATCTGTATCTTCATCTGTTTCATCATTAACAGTCTTAATATATTTTGCTAATAGTTTAAACGCTTGTTTCTCAGGCTCCGTTGTTGGGTTAGCCGGATTAAATGGTGCTATAAAATGTTGTCTCAGCGCGTTTTTTTGTCTTGCCATATAGTTTTCTCCTTATACTTCTAATTTTGATATTATATTTAATGTGTAAATAAAAAAGTCTTGTTCATCTCTTCCATTTATGGCTGGCTTACCAACTTCAAGACTTAAAAATTGATAAGAACCATTTAAACTAGGTAATTGTAAATTAAAATCAGATAAAGCAGAGTGGATAGTCCACATTATTGAGTTTGCTTTTTGATTGTCCTGGCTTTTCACAGCAATTTCAAAAGGCAAACTAATTTCTTGCGAGCCGTCCATATACAATTGCTCCACTTTCCCCCCAGAGATCAGATTGATGACTAAATCGTCTGATTCATTAAAGTAATCCAACCTTGCTTTTAGAGGTAAGTTTAATGAGTTTAAATATCCACAAAGTACTTCTTGAAAATCATTATTTATCATGTTATCCCTAATCCTTTCTTAGCTATTTCTTCCCAACGTCCCATATTAACGTCAGAAGCTTTTTCGGTCCACTTACTGCCAGTTCCAGGAATGGTGTATTTCCTAAACGTTACTATCCCGTTAGTACCATAGAAATGCGCTCTAGCATAGACAGTGTTCCAAATAGCTGCGCCATTACTAGCATGACCACTAGCTCTTAATACCCCTTTTCCATCGCTTGGGACGTATTTATCGCTGTCTATTACTATTTGATTAGCTACCATGGTTTTAGCGTTTTTCACATTGCCTGGACCAAATTTTTTCTCTAATGGTGTTAAATCGTAAGATACTTTTAAACTCATTAAATCACCGTTAATTCATAGGAAAATACCTTGCCCCTAAAGTAATTAGTCTCTATCCCGATTACTTTATATTCTCCGTGAAGATCGCTGATTTTGGATTGCAGCCAACTATCGTCGACTTCAACGTTTGAATATTTTGGATAAATAAAAATCGTTCCCGACTTTAACCTTGTAATGTTAGTTAAACTTTGAGTGTTTATTGACTTATCTATTGAACTTCTATCAAATCTAACATTTTCAACCTCGAAAGATTGTTGATATTTAACTTTCCCCCAACTATCTTTTTCTCCTGCTAAACTTACCGAAATAGAATCTTTAAGAAGTCTTTTATCTATCATAACAAACTCCTCTATAACCAAATCCTACGCTTTTTAGTAAGTTCATAGTGTCTAAAGATAAATTAAGCTTACTAGCTTCTTGGTTAGCGTTGTTTTTGTTCCCATAATTAAAAGTGGTACGTCCAATACTTACGCTATTAAACGTTACTTTATCTTCGGCAGTGAGAATGCCGGACTCATTTAAATAACGTATTTGATTAGCAATAGCAAGTTTAACTGCTTTTTTTCTAGGGGGAATATCATCTTCTAAATTGTTATTTTGATAAAAATAATTTGTAAACAAGTCAATTGCCATTTCTGCTCTTTGCCTTAAATCTGAAAAATCTTTAATTTCTGCAAAACCTAGTTCTTTAAATTCTTCCAAAGTTAAATAATTCATTGTTTAACCTCCTAAAAAAGAGGCTGAATTACTCAACCTCTTTATCATCTTCTTTTACATCTCCTGGAGATCTGTTCTCTCCTTCTTTAATAAGAGCTTCTTCAATATCTTCTTTTACATCTCCCTGAGTTCTGTTCTCTCCTTCTTTAATAAGAGCTTCTTCTCCTAATACGTTGATGATTTCTTCCGCTCTTTCCTCTGTTAATTCTAACTCTGTTCCTTTTGGAATTATTTCCCAAGTGTATCTGTCTTTAAATTCTACATTTGTTATATATTTAACCATTTATTTTTCCTCCTAAGCCAATGGTGTAGTGCTTGTTACTTTGATGATAGCTTTTTTATTATCATCTAGAACAAAAGTTCCGCCTTTTGCAGCTGCTTGTAGTTTAACACCGTCAAACTCCTCTGATTCAACCGCTCTTGCTGTTTCAATACCAACAAATGGAATTACAATACCGTCAGGAGAGAAAATAGCAACTACGTTATTTTCAAAATATTGTTCAGGAGTTTCAACTAACTCGATGTTTTTATATTTTAATAACCCATTAGAATCTAAACTTACATTTGATCCTTTTGATTTGTTTGTTGAAGCCATATCTACAATAGCATTGTAAAGTTGCGGTCTTAAATAACATTTAACAGGAGCGTTAATCTCCGTGTTAACAATGTAAACATTAACTGTATTGAAAAGCTTTTGAATAGTCACTTCTTTTAAGTCAGCTAAAGCTTCTGTTTTCCCCGCGTTCGTAGATAAATACTTACCTATACGTTTATTAATCTCTCTTGTTTGGGCTTCTGCATGCAGTCTTAATCGGTCTGCTACTGCAGCATTTAAGTCATTGTTAACTGTATATCGGTCGATACCTTCGTGAATTGCTAGTGAGTAATCATAGTTTACTTCTGTGTCTCCATAAATTACTTCTTTTAACTCCCCAAATCTACTTCCTTTTCCAGTTCCTGTTCCAAATGCTGTGTTGGCATCGGTATTATACGTCCCTACTACTACAGGTGTTCCGTTAGTTTTAACCATAAAAGCTTTTGAGTTGTGTTGTACACCATCTAATGTTTGAATAGGTGCTAACGCCCCTTCAAATGCTTTCTTTACGTCAAATACTGTTGATAAAAGTTGATTATACTGTGGCGCATATTGGCGCACAGGTAAATTGTTATTGTTTGTTGCCATATATTATTTTCTCCTTTTTATTTATACGAATCTATTATTGCTTGAAATGGATCTCTTGTATTTTGTCCAGTTCCGCTTGGATTGCCCCCTACTGAAATTTGAGGTGTGTTCGCTTGTTGTTCTTGCTCAAATAAGAAAGGTTTACTTTCTCTTAACGAATTAACTACCTCATCAAGTTTAGGCTTTCCATCTTCTCCTAACTCAATCTTATCTACATCGATAAGCTTCATTAGGACATCGCTATCATGAGCCTTAACATCTTTTAAAGCTAATGCAATAGCGTTTGTTTTGTTAATTTGTGCCAACTTATTATCACTTTCGACCTTGAATTGCTTGTATTCTTCCTGTAATTTTTCTAAAGCCTGTTTAACTTCTGAATTAGCATCATTACTTTTAGTAAGCTCTTCAAGTTTAGTTTTTTGTGATTCAAGTTGTGATTTTAATGTTTCATTTTCAGCAGTCAATTCTGTTTTCGCTTGATTTTTTGCGTTTTCCAAACCTGCACCGTACGCTTGCATGATTTTATCAATCGCATCTTTATCTGTAACCCCTGCTTCAACCAACATTTCTCTTTTTAAGCTCATAAATTTAAGCTCCTTTCGTTTTACGTCCTTTAGACTTTATTTAGCACTGTTACACCGTGCAAGGCATAATAAAAAGACCTTTTAACGTCATGTCTAGGACGAAAAATTACATAATAAAAACACCTAGTATTATTTACTAAGTGCTTTATTTTTCGTGTAACGGTCTTACTTTTGAATTTCTATCAGGTTTTGGAAGTCCTACTTTTTTAGCAAATTGGCAGTATTCTTCAAATTCTTCATCAGTCTTATTATAATTTGGGATGTGTCGTAAATAGCTAAATCTTTTAAATTCAACTTCTGATAATTTCTTTTTACTCATCGTTATGCACCTCCAAAATCATTCGTTCACCATCAATTTTTTTTACCTTATATTTCAACTTGTTAGAAAGTAACAATTCTTTTTCGTTAACTTCGTAATTTGTATTTGCGCCAATATACAAAGCTTTTGTACCTTTAGGGACGTGAATTTCTAAAAACTTAGCTTCCTCTTCGTAATAGTCTTTTATGTCGTTATAGAAAGCCATTGCTTGATCTTTATCTAAACTTGTTGAATAGAATACTTTACCTGAAATAACATCCCCTTCACTAACGCCTTTAAAATATTTAGCTTTTGTACCTCTAAAAGTTATCAAATCTTTATCTAACTTAAACTTTCTAATGGCAGAATTAATATTTTTAACATCTTCCCCACGTTTATAGTATTCATCACCAACTAAATAATCATTAATTTGTTGATAGCCGCCTTGTGTATAAGATTTTAAAGATTTCAATTCTTTATCAGTGAATTTATTATATACAGTATCACTATTTTTCTGTAATTTCTCAATTTGAGAAATATTTAAAACTTTATAATCTCTCTTATCTTTATTATACACCTTTTTCGATTTATCTTCAACATTTTTAGCGGGATACTTACCAACTACTGTGGGATTCTTTTCAATGAGATTCTTACGTCCACCCAAAAGAGTTTTTTCTCTCAGTTTCAACTTTTGTAAAGCTTCTTTATCATCTAAATCTCTTATTAGCTTTTGCTTATCTCTGTTAATTCTAATCTCACGATCAAACACTTTTAATCTCGCTTTGTCAAGTGCGTTTTGTTTAGCTTCCGCTTCAGATAAGTGCTCTAAATACTCAGGTAGTTCAGGTTTATAATTCACACCAACTACAAATGGTGTCAAATAGTGTCCACAGTTGATACCTAAACAACCTCCGGGACTGCCGTATCCATAATCAGGTAAACTCAGCACTCTTTCACCTTTAATGGTTCGTGCTACTCCTTTAGTTACTATTTGATGCTGTAATGGCGCACATAATTCTCTAGCACTTGACTTAGAGCTGTAGTAGTATGTGTCCACTCCTAATTCATCTGCGGAGCGTTCCCTCATTTCTCTATATGTTCTGAAAGTAGTAGTCCTAATAACTGTTTGAGCATATCTTTCTATAGACCACGTTTTACCGCCTCTATCTTTAAAAGCTGTAAATCCTCGCTCATACATTTTTAAAACCGCTTCTGATAATGCTTTTTCATGAGACTTAGTACCAGACACTACACTAGCAACCGCACTCTCTAAAGTCTTTTTATAATTATTTTGTAGAGCTTTCGGCATTGTAGTATTGATTAGGTTATTAACTTCAAACATTGTCTGTTTAGCTAGTGAATTTAAGCTATCCTGAACCAATGGATTAGGTTTAACATTAGTTTTTAAAGCCTGCGCCAATTGTTGATGGCTATCTTCATAAATCTTATAACCCTCGTTAGCAATTACATCTCTAAACACTTGCTCTGCTATCCCTGTTTGTTTTGAAATATCTCTAACACTTTCTTCTGTTAATAAATGCATATCGTTTAATTTTTCTAATTGCCAAATATATGGATTATCAATTAAATCAGCCGTCCCACGTTGCTTTAATCTCCTAATAATATTGTTCATCATCTGCATTGTTAGATCGTGGTACAATTCTTCGACTTCTTTTGATTTTACCCAATATTTACCGTCATTATTCTTTATCTCCATATATTACCTCGTCAGTTCTTTCAAGGTCTGGTTGTGCTTCATCATTAATTTCGGATAACATTTTGCCAGCTTCTTCATCAGTTACTCCTAACACTTTAGAAATAGCAAATTGCTTACTAACAATTCCGCTTGCTAACGCTTTAGTCCAGTATTCAAGTTCTGCATTTCTATCAGTAAACACTCCATCATCTAGGTTGACTGAAATATCTTCTAGCTTAGGTATTTCTCCATGGTAAATTCCGTGTGCTTTTCCTAACTCACAGATTGAAACTACAAGTTCTTTGATTGAATGTTCAACTAACGACACTATACTATTTCTTAGTTGGTAAGTATCTGAGTTTTCGCTAACTACTTCTGTTGCTGTCTTCATCGTTTTACCATCAAAACTGAACATTCCACCACTAACACCTACTTGCATTTCAAACATTGCTAATCCTTTGTTAATGGCTTTAATGTAATCGTCAGCTCTAATCGGTGTAGTTAAATCAACGATTTTATTATCGTCAAGTCCACCACCTATTTGAACAAACACATTTTGGTCCGTTTCAAATCTTCGTTTTGTTACCAACTTATTATCTTTACCTTGTTGAAATGTCATGTTTGTTAAACCATCTGGAACAGCAACTCTTCTTTGTCCCATCTTTATTTCCCACATGAATTCATCATAAGTTCTATTAATGAAATCAATTGTTGTTTTAGCATTATCAAAAATAGATAACCCCAACGGACTGTTAATATCTTTGTTGTTCATTCCTGGTGTTTTTAAGTAAGTAAATAACGGTCTACTTAATCCTTTAATCACAATGTTTTCTTCAAGATTCTCATATAATTCACTTAACAACGTTTGACTACCTACTGTATCGGCACTATTTGATTTATACAACTCGTTAGTAATCGTTAAGTCGTCATCGTTCCACTCATGAAATTCAATGAGAGTGTAGTACTTATTTGTTTTACCTTCACTTTTAACCGATTTAGTAACAATAGCTGCGCTGCTTACATCTTGCATGTTGCTTTGCAAGGGTAAAAATACAGGTGCTTGAATAAAAGCAACCTTAATTGTTTTCCCATCAAAATAAGGCCTCATTGCCATTCCACCTAACGCTAAACAACTTTCAAGATATCTTTCAAAATTCTTATTAAATCTATCATTTAAAAGAACATCGTTAACAAATTGGTTAATTGATTCATTATCAACTGTTATTTCAGCCTGTTCATTGTAAACTAACCCTGCTATTTTCTTACATGCCGTTCTTGCTAAAGGTAAGTGGTTAAACTTTCTTGTGCGCTGTTCTCCGTCCGTGTTAAGGTAGGTAACATCGCTAAACTTACTCTGGAAGTATGTTAAATTACTCTTTATTCGGTTGTATTCTTTGGAAGATACAACTATCTTCGGATGATCTAATATGCTCGTTAAACTACCTTGCATTGTGTACTTGCTCCTTTTAAAAAAATTCTTAATAATCTGTATAAGTTTCATTTCTTTCTCCTATACTTTTAGTCCTAATAATTTTGCATTGTCCAAAACAAAATACTTAAATTCATCGACTGTGTGGTCATCTTCTTTAATTACTTTCGGCTCAGGTGTCTTAATTGTTTTTTCATCGTACCTGTACATTTTGTGCTCTTCAATGAAAATCTTATTATTTTCGTTATCCAAATAAAAAAATCTTCCCTGAGCTAATAAACTTATAACCATATCTATCATAGTTTGATTTTTTCTTTTAGCAACTGGGTTCCATCTAACCCCAAAATCTTTAAAATATTGATTCCTTAACGCTCCCTCTGCACTATCTATTGTTAATTTAATAGTTGGCACATTGTAGAGCCCGTGAACACTACTGATGAAATCATTAATCATTACAGTTAAATCACTGGGTGCAGCTTTAATACTTCTTCCAGCAGGTGAATAATAGAAAGTATCCAATAAGATCACATTTCCTTTAGCTGTAATTCCATACGCTCCACACGCTGTTGCACTCTGTTGGTGCCCTGTATCCAATGCATAAGATATTCCTATAATCTTATCATTGATAGGTAATTCCTGTAACGGATGAAAACAAGTCATGTTATAAACGTTGTTACCTAATCCAACTGGCTCTCCTAAATAAATGTAACGATAATAATCAAAATCATTTTCTTTAATTCGGTTAATATCTGCCAACATTTGCTCGGTTACAAAACCTAATTCATCATTCAGATAACTTGATTCATGTACTAAATAGCTATCATTAGTTTTCATATCTTCGCTCCACTCATTAATCCAGTTGTAAGGATTTCTTGGTGGATTATAACTCCAGTAAAATTTCACGAATGGCACTAATTTATGTTTCTGCCTCATAAAAGTAATGTTAGTTTGGTCAAACTCCTCTTGTTTGTCAAATTCAGCTGCCTCTTCATACCACACAGCAATAATGTTATTAATATCATTTGATTTTAACTTTTGGAAGTCATCAGCCCCGTAGAAATAAAAACTTGATCCAGTCCCTTTATGTGTAATTTTAAACGGAGATACCGTGGTTTTGAATGAATCTGTTAATCCATACATGTTTATGGCCCAATTTATCTTATTAAAGACACTATCACGAATTGTATTTGCCACTTTCCTAATTACAACTACATTAACTTTTTCACCTTTAGCAATCATTTTCGACATATCTTTTACTAATTTTAATGCTATTACAGATGATTTAAAGCTGTTCCTACCACCTTTTAACACATTGTAAGGTACTTTAGACAGCCACACCGGTTTGAAATGCGGATTTACATTTTTCTGAACATCAAACCTAGTCATCTTCCCACCTATCCACAATTACAATATTTTCAGTGGCGGTAGCACTCTTCTCTTCCCTCGCCTGATGAATCTTGTTAAGCAAATCAGCAGCCTTTAACCTATCTTTGGCACTTACTGATATATTAGTTATCTCTTGGAATCCTTGACCAGCCCCTATCAACGTTTCTTCTTTTTGCTCTCCTCTCATTACCGAGGTCAAATACTCAAGCACTTCTTGTTGCGTTGCTGTTTTTGCCGATTCTATCTCTTTGAGTCGTTCGTCTATGTAGGATTTTATGCCAACATTTGCCAACAATTTATGCGATTGACTTCTTGAATAATTAGCCGAATAACCCGCATTTAATGCTGACTGTTCAATGTTCCCGCTAATGATGTACTCATCAGCAAATTTCCGTTGTTTTAATGTCAATTTTGCCAACTTTCCACCACCTTTCTTGACAAAATAAAAAGACAATCTCACGACTGTCTTTTAAAAATATGATAGGTTATTATTGGAATTTAGGTAAGGATTAACTATTTCTACTGCTTCTACTACTTGTGCTCATATATCTAAAATAAAATTTAAAAAGGATTTAATATCAATGAAAAACTTACCTTACCCAAAATTCTACAATACTATTATACTACATCTAACTATACTTGTGCATACTTATTCATACTTCTGCATACTTTTTTATACTTCTACATACTTTTTATATAAATTAGTTATGTAAATCTTCTCTAACGCTTTAGAATGTTTATTTGCTCTTGTGCTTTGTGAAATATCCATTATGTGTTCTACCTTATCCCAATCCAAGCACTCAACATATCTTAACTGCAATAATAGTCTTAATTCTACATCATTTATCTGATCTATACTTTTCATCACTTCCAATTTTAGATTTAAGTATTCCATATTCTTCTCAACGATGTAACGTTTATGTTCATCTGTCTTGTCAATCAGACTTTCCCAACTATTCTTATTACCACCTTTGATTTGCTCTTTTGCATAGTCAATAGCCTTTACTTGAGATTTCTTATGCTCATCTGCATTTAAACAACGTTCTCTGGATTCTATCATTAATCTGATATAATTAATGCTTTTCAAAAAATTTATCTTTTTAAATACTGCCTTTTCTTCTTTAGTTCTAACCATTCTCTCCAACCTTTCTAAGTGCTATCTCTCCGTTTGTAGCCTCTACTAACGAATATACATCACAATCTTCACATCTCACACAATATAGGTTCTTCTCAATCGGACAATATTCCAATCGACCGCAACACTTGTGACAATAACTGAATATGTTATCTGTTTTGCGATATTTGTATTGTTTTAATTTGTTGTAATCAATTAGCAATCTGCTTCTACTCCTAACTCTTTTAGTTGTTCAATCGTGTTACTTTTAATCTTTTCTAGTACTTTTATTATTTCGTGTCTTTGGTCTTATGCTATTGTAATGCGAAAAACTCCACATTTTATTGCTATATATTCAGTTTTAATGTTACAAATTTTAATGAAATCCTCTATACCTTTAATATATTGTATTAAACTATTAACTTCTTTTAAATCTTCATTTTTCATCTAACAAAACACCTCCAAAATTTCATCTCCAAACTCATCAATGCACGCTTGGGCTATTTCTTTTGATTTGAAGTAAGGTAGTTTAGAAAGTTGATTGTGCTCCCAATAGTAATCATATTTTGTTTTTTTGCTGAAATGGTCTATTTCAATATAATGTTTACGTTGACTTGTATCACTCCAATCAGGTTTCCAATCCCCTTGTTGTTCTTTCGCCCAACATTTTATTTTCTTAATTAAAGTTTGTTCTTTTAGAAATTGGTTAACTTCTTCTTTGGTGTCGAAATATAGACCTATGTCGTATACACGTTTATCATTTTCATCATAAATATCAAAATTCCATTCTTTTATCCGTCTTGGGAAATGACTAATATAATATATCTTTTCTCCATCATTCGGATAACTTATCTCATAAGGTTTCTTTTCTTCTGTTTCTTCCGTTACTTCTGTTGTTTCTTGTGCTTCTTCTGTTTGTTCCTCTGAATTAATCCCTTTGTACAATTCAGTTAACTCTAAATAACTATCTTTTCTAGGCTTCTTGCCTTCTTTCCATGCTTTTACAGTTTGTTTTGATATATTTAGATTAATAGCCAATAGCGTATCGTTTAAATTGTAATGTTCTTTAATTGCCTCAATCATTTCCGGCACAGTTATTATTCTTTTAGTTGCTGTTACTTTTGTCATTTTTAATTACCTCTTTTTCTTTATTTTGTTATTTCTTCAATTTTTGCTAAAATTTCTTCGACTGTTTCAGTTACTACTACTAAATTATCGCCAACATTAACAACTCTTGTATTTTTATAATAAGAGCTTATTGCGTTTATTTTATTTATATTAATATAAACATCTTTTTTATCTTCAGCACCAGTTAGCTTTATAAAATTAATAGTAGGTGCTTTTTCTTTTGCTTCTGATTTTTCGATTAATTCAATTATTTCGCTAGGAGTTTCTTTTACGATTAAACTGGGGTTATTTTTCATCAGTAAAAGTGTATATTCTTTGTTTTCGTGTTGATAATAATCTGTTCCCGTTATAAATGTTCTATCTACACAATATTTTTTACCGCCTTTGCCTGTTAATATTATTAAATTACTCATTATTTTTTCTCCTTTTATCGTTACTGTTTCATCTTTTTCTAAATTAGCATTTTCAAACATTACCTTTATACCTCTTTTAGAAATATATTTTTTTAATAAGTTTACAAATTCTTCGTCTGTTAAATTTAAATCACTTCTCATAATTATTCACTTTCTTTTATTACACATCTATTAAATAATTTATTTTTTATTTCTTTTTCAAAATTCTTCATATTTTGTAACTTTTCTAATCTTGTCAAAATATTTTTGTATTCTTCAACTGATATTTCCAACGAACAATACTCTATATCCAAATAATAATCAGTTGTTACATTTAATAATTTAGCTATTTGATAAATATTTAAATTTAAATTTATTCTTATTTCCATAATCTTTTCTGAATATTGAAATTGTTCTGAATTTAGAATTTTATTTATCTTTTCGTTTTGTCTAAAACTATCATATAACATTTGCAAACCTCTTAATTTTACGTTTTAATCTTCGTTTTATTTTTCTTTTTACTCTTCTTAACTCTTTAAAAAAATTATTCATTGCCTTTTCAGTTGTAATAGGTTTACTGGGTTTACGTTTCTTCACTCCAACAACTCCTTGTTTTCGTATACGTTGCCGATAACTTCCAACATTTCCTCTATATCCTCATAATTACTGAAATACCCCGTGCTCCAACGACTATCTATTGATTTTAGAACAAATGCACAACTACTTTGTTTATATTCAATAATACAATCCCAAGTGCCATTGACAGTTACTATGTCGCCTTCATAAATATACTTTCCGTTTTTATCTTTCATTCCTGTATTTTCGATAAACTCTACTTCATCAAAAGAATAAATAGCTGTTTTGCCTCGTGGTCTAACACCTGTAACGTAAGCTAATACTTGTTTATTGTAGAAATCTATCATTTCTACTTCTCTAACTATATTAAATTTTTTAATATATACTTTTGGTTGTAACATTTTTTTATCCTCCTAAATCTGGGTTAATTGCCTCAAAATTAAAATCTATATAAGTTCTTTTTTCGTTCTTTAATAATTTTCCGCCAACAATAGTTATATATTGCTCAAATTCCATTCCACATTCACTAGCAAATATATTGAAATCAACAGAATATTTTTTGCTGTGTTCTACCAAAAGCGTTTCAATATCAATCCCCCACGCTTGTTTTATATCCAAGGTCAAGTAGCAAATTTCATCTTCATAACTATCATAATAAAATGATATTTCTTCACTTTCTACAAAAAATCTTCTAGTGTTTTTTAAATATAAAAATTCATTATAAGATTTATTGTATTTAAAACTACAATCTATACCGGTATCTTTCATTTTTACATCGATATATTGCGGATCTGATATAATCGACTCTCGTTTTATCAAAACAATTTCATTTTCTATAAAGTTGATTAAATCTTTCTTTTTTCCTCTTATTTTTAAATATCCTTCACACCAATTCGGCATTCCCTTATCCTCCTACTTTAATCTTTTAACTTCTTTGAACGTATCAATCTCTTCTTCTACTTTTTCAAGTACCGCTTGTTCTTGTTTAATTTCCTTTGAAGTTGCGTTAGGTCTAGTTACATAATACTGTAAAGCGTGTTTTACAATTTGCATATCTCTATACTTTACATAAATTGATAGTTTGCTCATTTACTGTTCTCCTTACCATCTAATTTTTCATCAATAATATTAATTGCGTACTTTATTAATTCTTCCCATGAATAACAAAATGTCTCGCCTTTATATCTAATAACTGGTGCACAATTTATTGTTGTAAGTATTTGGAATTTCTTGCCATTATCCTCCCCTTCGCCTACATACTCAGTAAGCATTACTTGATTCTTTTCTAATATTTTTCCTAACATTTTCCTACCCTCCTACTCCATTTCTCTCAGCTATTTTTTTTGTGTGTTCTGCTTGTTCTCTATCTAGTTCTTTTATGATTTTTTGTAATCTTTCGTTTTGTGCTTTTAATTCTTTGTTTTCTTTTTCCACTCTATCTATTTCTTGTATGTACAAAGCTGTTACCAGCAAAAACGCTGATATAAGAGTTATAACAAATATTGGAATTATCATTAAAGCATCTTTCATTTTCTAGCCTCCTATATCCTTTGGACTACAACCTAACACATCCGCCAATCTTTTCAACGTTTTAAATCTTGGACTTAACCTTTGTCCTGTTCTGATTAATTTAATAACGTTGAAATGTACTCCTGATACTTTGTGTAATTCTTTATCAGTTATTTTCATCTGATCCATTATTTTTTGTAGGTTGGTCATTTAGTTTCTCCAATGAATATATAAGCAGTTATCATATTACTTATTTCACATAAATTTCCGTGGTCATTTCTCGATATCTCAATATTCTCTATTTTAATATCAATTACATACTCATTATCTTGGACGTAAAAACTTTTATAAATTGGTATATTTTTGTTTAAAAAATTATTAATTTGTTCAGTTATATCACTAAAACCATCATAACTTATGCTTTCTAATTTAAATACTCTCTTTAAATCTTTCATTCTCTGTTCCTCCTTTTTACCTCTGTTCTTTTTTTCTCACTACGCTCTATCGCTGTCATACCAATAGTTTCCGTCATTTTGTTCGTGTTCTACTTTTGATTTTCAAAACTTTTATATATATTAAAATTATTCCTATATTCCCAATATTGGAATAATTTTTACAAAAAATAAAGTTTTTGGATATTCAAGAAAAAAAGAGAACACAATCTGTATATATTATTATTTATTATTTTCTTTTTTTAAAAGAAAAAGAATATATAAGTATATATATAGTAGAGTAAGCCAAAAATTAAAAATGAAAATTTTTGAAAATTTCTGTTCTCTTTTTTTGTTCTTTTTCTTTGATTTTGTTCTCTTTATTTTGTGAAAATAGAGAACATTAGATACTTTTTGCTAAAAAAGTAGATTTATATTTATTCTGACTATTACCTTTGACTCTGATTTTTTTGTATTCTAACTCAGGATACTTAATTAATATTGCTTCCTTAAGACGGTTGCGTGGAAATTTCTTAGGGTCGGGTTCGTCAATGAACGTAAGGTATAAATCTCTGAAATCCTCTAGTGTTTTATCTAGTACATCTTCAAACACATTCAATTCTGCTACAAATTCTTCTAGTGGGTCATTTTCACTATGATATGATTCTGTAAACTCATTGATAGTTTTACTTTCAGTATATTGTTTGTTCTTATATAATCTTACATATGCTTCTACTATTAACTTAATCCAATACTCCAATGCTTCAGGAGTAGTTAGTTTGCTTATAAATTTAGGATCTTTAGTCTTAGGTTTGTACAACATAGGACACCAAATGATGCGACGTTTGATTGAATTACCTTTCTCCCATGTTTTGATGATTTTATTAGTAGTAAATATTAACGTAGGAGCAATTATTGCTTTTCTAGGGTGACTATACAAAGGTCTAAACTCTATTGAATCCGCAGAAGTAATATTCTTCAATCTTTTAGTCGTTTCATCGTCCATTGCTTTCTTTGCACTTACATCATCACCTAAATTAGCAAGTTTACCAACAGTTGAAGTTATCTTTCTATCATCTTTTAAGTCAAATAGATCTAAACTACTACAGTTATCGTCATCTAATATCTTACGTATAATAGTAAGTAACGTACCTTTACCGTTTCCACCATCACCATAAAACATCCAGAATTTACTCAAATGACGTTTTAATTCGACATCTAGTATAAAGCTAGTGGCTATCGCCTCTAGAACGTGCATAATATACTCTTCTTCCTTATTACAAAGATTATGAAGGTATTCGTCCACCACTGGTACAACCGCTGCATTAGGGTTATAATTTACGTTGATTTTGTAAGGCGTAAATTCATCAGTTATTAACTCTATGAATTCACCGTTCTTCAAAATACCATTCTTAAATTGAATGAACATATCGTCTTGATGAATAGTCCTTGTTTTCATCATTATCAGTTTCTTTACATTCTCAATATATACAGCTGATTTATTACCCAATACATAGTTAGAAAGTAAGTAGTTAAAATCATCAATATCGTTTGAGTAGTTATCGCCATTTTTAAAGAATAGCGTGGCTTGATATTTTACACATTTGTATTTATTAATAATATTAATAGCATCTACTTGTTGCTGTTCATCATTAGTTATTTTCTCATCTGAACTATCGTTTTTTAATATATTATCCACTTCCTTAAGTGGTAAAGCAGTTGGAAATACATGTTCAGAAATAAATTTAACAATTTCCTCTTTATTTTCTACTGTGCTTTTCAATAGTTTTTTCCAATGTTTGAAAAGTGCGTTATTTCTCCCATCTCCTTCATCTAGATCACTAAGATTGTCGTATGTTCTAATAGCAAACATTTCAGGGAAATCCATTTTAATATCGTCATTATCGACCTTTCTAGCTACTCCGTTCCTTTTGACTGTAATATATTTATTAGTTTTATTCTTAAGTTCTACAGGTATTCCCAATGCGCATATCCCGTTTTTCTTACCTAACTTAGAGTTTGTTTTATTGAAATATAAGTGTACACCTCGATCAGTCCATACTGTCTTGGTGGTTATTCCAAAATAATCAATTAAGTTTTGGCAAAACTCATGACTGAAATTATCAATATCAACAATTATTTCATCATCTTCAATAACATGTCCTGCGTCTTCAAAACTATCAAGAAAATCAGAGTATTCTGGATTTCTAGTTGGGAATTTCATTCCTTTTACAAATTCTACATACATTACATCACCTCCATTACTTGACCTAAATCATCTAATTTTGAGTTAATTAAACGTAGGTAGAATGATAAGTCTATTTCGTTACTATCTAAATCCTTAACATCTCCATTAAATACAAGCATGTCATCTGGGACGTCTGGAAAGTTTGCTAAAGATAAGCTGCCGTCCTCTCTTTCTTTTGCTTTATACAACTTAGTTCGTTTAGGGTTGTTCTTCTTACAAGCAAAAACTCTATTTACCTTATTGTTAAGTAAGTTTTTATCTTCATCAACAGTACCTAAATAAGTACCACCGCATTTTAGAATAATCTGAAATAACTCTTTATTATCTTTGTGTTTTAGTACTGTATTTAGCGGTTTAATATCGTTTGTCAAATATTCTACTATAGCCTTATCAACAATAGCGTTTGAATAGTTTTTATAATTATGTGACGTTGTCTTTTGATGCTTGCTAAATGCCCCACCTTTAACTTTAACTTTGCCTTTTTCAGTAACTGCAATGTAGTTGTTAACGTCCTTTTGAATCCACTTAACAAACCTATCTTCCTCAAGAGTGATGTTGTATTTCTCCTCAATTTTCTTCCAAACATTTTTATACTCCTCATTGTTTGTTGTAAAGGCAACACCGTCTGTATTGATATTAATCAACTTACATCCAACGTTATATAATTCTTTTGATAGATCGTACAACAGAGATTGACCGTAGAAACATACACTATAAGCTCCAACTGGATTGTTAATAGGACTGTATTTACTATTCATGACTCCATATGTACTATTCAAGATAAGTTTTAAGCTATCTGATAATGGTTTGTCAGTGTGTTTAACTTTCAACCTATCGTATTTCATTTGAATGTAATCGTCTGTGTAAATTCCTAGTAATTTCAAGTTACCTATAATAGTAGGATATAAACTAGCAACATCTAACAATTTAACATCATTTGCAACAATGATATTTCCCTTATTTTCTATTGGTACACCGTGCAAACCACCGTATCCAAACTCAATATCACAATCTAGATCTCTAACGCTTATATTCTTGTGTTCTCCTACTATAAGAGCCTCATTGTTCTTATTAGGATTAATTAGTAAATTATCCTTGAAATTTAACCATGCTTTTTTGACTTCTTCTGGTACTACATCGTAAACGTGACTTCCAACTAAATCTTTTTCTCCGTAGTCATCTTGCTTAAATAAATTTCCAACCAAAGTAGTAGTGTTAAATCTAAGGTACCTACTGAAGTCTTTTTCATTTTTTATAACACGTTTAACTAGATTTATCTTAGGTACAAAATATGTATGAATTCTGTCTTTGTAAATATCTATAGTTTGATCAACGTCGTAGTTACAGTAATAAACAGTTGCTGCTAGTTCTTCAGTTGTTAGCGGTCGGTCTATATCAAAAGGTACTGTACTTTCCTCGATAGAAACTCCTTTATTAGCCTCTATCATTTTCAGAGATGGTCTACCTACGTCTATTTGTTGGAATACATCTAGGCTTACAAATTCATTTCTGAATCTAGTAGTAAATTTATTCCCTATTATTAGATCGTTGACTTGTTTAATTCTTTTGTTGATGTAAGAAATATCCCTATCTAACATTGACAAGAATTCTTGTATAATTCTGTCGTCATAATAGTAGTTGTTATATCCTACTAATATTTGTGAATATACAATGTCTTCTAGTTTGACTATATAACTACCTTTTGAATTGCAAATTTTAATACCTAATTCATCACATAAGAAAGGATTGAAATTTTCGGTAGCTACTTCATTGTGAAAAGTAGCCACCTCGTTTTTATTAATATCTTTAAACACTAAGAGAAAGTCGTGTTTAAAGATTTCGATGTCGTAAATAACAACTTTCTCTAAATTCATAATCTATCTCCTATAGTTCTTCTAGTAATGTGATTTCTCCATAATAGAATTTACCAAAAGCACATTTCACGTTTACGATAATATTCTTACCAATTAATTCGTCTTTGTCTTCCAATGCAACTCCGTATCTATCAAAGAATTTATCAAGTTGTTTTTTACGTTTTTGAGGATTGACAAACCACTCTTTTAAATCTTCGCTGTAATCCGCATAAGTCATTTTGCTTTGATATGGTTCACCTTTCCATTGGTATTTAATTACAATCGCTGTTCCGTTGTCCTCAATTTCATCTATTGATGTCTGGAATGATTTTCCTTTATGTTCCGCTTGGAATTTGTTAGTAAGTTTAACTTCATGTAATGAGTTGAACTTTTCATATACATACACGTCAAAATTACTTCCTATAGCTTTTTCCAATTCATCAAAAGAAAATCCAACATCATTTAAACAATGTTCTTCTGTTTTCTTTTCTTTTTCTTCGCTAGGTATCCATTTTTTAGTATCTCTATTAAATTCACGTTTATTGAAGTTAACTTCATATACAAGTTTATTTTCTAAATCTGCAAGTTTTAAAGTTGCTTGGTAATCTTCTTCTCTTTCTACTGATAATAGTCTTAATCCTTCAATTTTGTTAGTCATTATTTGTTCTCCTTAAATTTAATATTGTATTTTTTTAAATATGTTAGTACTCTTTTATAATCCGTTTCATTAGTTAAAGTAATTACAAAATTATCTTTCTTAATCTCTTCTCTTACTTCTTTTTTAATTTCCTCTCTAACGGCGTTATTTTGCTCGTGAGAGTGTTTGGCTAATGTCAAGGCATTATTTAACCTACCATTGTTTACAGCATCTGTATATACGTTTAAAACGTTGATATCTTCTGTTAAATCTGTCAGAATTTCATATTCATTTGACGTTCTTTCGATAAATTCAATAATTGCAACCTTGTATTTGTTAAGTGTCGTACTCAACTTAATAGGGTTGTATCTTAAGAATGTGTCAAAGTTGAACAATTCGTATCCATAACTGTCAGAATAACCTTTAAATTCTTGCAATACTTCTTTTTCTAATTGTTGTTTTCTCTCTTCATCAATTCTTTTATTTTGATCTCGAACTATATTATCTGCTTCTAAAATCTTATCTATTAAATAGTCAGCTTGTTCATTTAGTGTATCAAGTTGACCTAACACCACTTTTTTAGCTTGTGTTTTTAAGTTTTTAAGCGAAGCAACTTTCTTGTTAAGCTCTGCTACATACTTCTTGTTAGCTGTTAGTGTTTCCTCTGTAACAACTGTTGATTTTGATGTTTCAATAAATTTATCTACTTCATCTTCAAGTGATTTCATATACTCACTATCAATTTTAAATCCTATAAGTTTTGGAATAATATCCATTGAGGATCTAACCTCTACTAATTCGTTTTCTACCATAACGTCCTCCTAATAAAATCTGGTACTCTTGTGTAATTCTATATATTTGCTATCCTCATTACGTCTATTTAGTAAGTAAAAATCATAGCTATCTTGCTTGCTAAGATGTCTACGTGCATTTTTAATTACATCATATCCATATTTACTCTTATCTATTGCTTTAATTTTGTACTTATCGTAATTGGCTTCAATGAAGAAATAATCGTATAATCCATCTCCTAAATTGCATTCATAACTATTCTCCAATGTGTTAGTGTCAGTAGCGTATATCCCGTATTCATCATTGTATTTAAACACTATTCCCTGTGTTGGGACGTTGTGAACACAGTCAAAAGGCTGAAGTGTTACAATTGTATCTTTTAATTTGATGTTATATTGAATATTACTTTTAACTATTGTTAGATCTTTATCTTTCAAATAGTCTTTCAACGCTTTACTACACATTATTTTAATTTTAGGGTGGTATTTCCTAATTTGTTTCAAAGTAGCTTTTTTAACATGGTCGGTGTGTTGATGAGTGATAAATATCATATCTATTTTGTGTAAGTATTTTTCAATTTTCTTATAACTTAGACCTATATCTATCATCATTCTTTCAATAATTACACAGTTTCCATCCGAACCACTGTTGATTATTTTATATTCCAATTAATCACCTCATTTCTTTTAGTAGTTTGCGTCCTTCTTGAATATATTGTATTTTAATAGAGTGATCAGTTGACACCTCTATGTTCTCCACTATTAACTGTAAGAATTTACGGTATATATTCTTTTTTCTGAATTTTGAACTTTCTATATTTAGAGTTTCTGTAATTATTTCGTCGTCAAATGTATCATTAAAATAATATCTACCATTTTCCACAAACACATCTCCTCTAGCTTTTAATTTAGTCAATGTAGACCTTATTGTTTGTTCTTTCGTGTCAGGAAAGTGATTATAAAAATCAGTTAATCTTGCTCCGTAGTCTAATTCTTTTAAATATTCAAGAATGTAATAGCTAACTCCAACATTCTTCCTCATTTTTAAACTCCTCCATTTCACAGACTCTATTGTCTAAGATATCTTGTGCTTGTCTTAATATTCTGCGTTCTAGGCTATCAAATTCATTGTTGTCTAATTGGTCTGAAATTTTGTTACTTGTAAATCTTA